CTAAGCATAGGACTATAAAAATGGCATCAGATGACATCGGCCCAATGATTCCCGTCACCGCAGCAGGGGATACACTCTACCGCGCCATGTATAACAACACAGGTGCGGCAATTTCAATATCTGTAACTGTTGAACCGAAAGGCTCAGCGCCGGTTACAGACACAATTGCGCTTCAGCCTTATCAGCAAATTGCATTTACATTTAAAGTGCAGGCAACGCCGCCATCTGGGCTGTGGTGCTATCCTATAATGGGGTAATAATTAATTATGCCGATTTTAACGAAAGTATAGCGGTGGATTATGGCAAGGTTTAGCTCTGAACATCAGCCGTCAGTGCGCAAGGGCAGAGGCATATCTGAGAGGGTAAAAATTCTTGCGGCAATGGAACGCCTAAAAATGACGGAAGACGATTTTTATGATCAGCTCTTAAGCAGAGCCCTAGACCCCTCTGACAGCTTTGCTTTAAAAGAGCTGCTATCTCGGTTTTCGCCAACAAAAAAGGCAACTCTGCCAGATGTTGAATTCGACTTTAATAGCAGTGGCACACCGGTTGAGCAAGTCGCGCAAATACTCACGGCAATTTCCTGTGGCGAGATACCGCCTGACGTTGGCACTCAGATAATCACAGCGATTCGCAGTGCTATTGATATTGAAGTCAACACCGAAATAAAAGACCGGATTGCCAAAATTGAGGAGGCTATGCGGTCGTGAGTCTACTAGCTAGGCTTGATCGAATTGAGCCACTGGTTATGGCCAGCGCGGGCAGGCTTGAGCCTTCGGTGTACGGCATTGTCGACCGACTCAATGAGGACGGCAGCAACCACTATATACGCAAATGGCGCGGCACAATTGGGAACGTTGAGCAAGTCGACGATGAACCAAACATTATCATAGCTCAAGTATTCGAGCCGTGGTTGACAACTCACAAGAAGTACAAATGCGCATATGGCGGACGCGCAGGAATGAAAACTACAATGGCATGCGATCTGCTTATTGGTGACGTTAATTCGTGCGGTTCCAAAGTTTACGGCATACGCGAGCGCATGAAGTCTATCAAGGAGTCTATTTATTCTGGCGTGGAGGGACGAATATCAAAGCTTGGAATGGCGGGATTTAGATGCGTAGAGTCAAGGGGCGAAATACGACACAGGAGCGGAGGAAGGTTTGCCTTTGGCGGCATGCAAAACATGATCGATTTCAAAGGGTCGTTCGAGTTCAAGTATTTTGTGATGGAAGAGGCTGCGAGAACAAAGCGCCAAACGATTGACGTACTAGGGCCGACGCTTCGCGATGTTGACGGCGCAGAACTTTGGTATGTGTGGAACCCTGAATCTATTACTGACCCCATGAGCGTTGAATTCATAAACCCATATCAAGCTCAGCTTGATCGCAATGGGATCTATGAGGACGAATATCACTTAATAATAAAAACAACATACAAAGATAATCCGTGGTTCATGCACGACGAATCGTTGCGCATTGAGCTTGAAAAAGACAAGGCCAAAGTCAAAGCTAAGCGCATGAGTAAAACGCGCTTCAACTGGATTTGGGAGGGCGGTTTCAATGATGATATCGAGAATGGCGTGATCAAAGAAGAATGGTTTGAGGCGTGCGTTGATGCGCACTTAAAACTTGGCTTTGAGCCTACCGGCGCCATTGTGCTTGCCTTTGATCCCGCCGACACTGGCGACGACCCGAACGGCTACGCTGTGCGGCATGGCAATGTTTACATTGACGCTGGAGAGATTGATGCAGAGAACGGAAACCGAGCGTGCGACATAGCGTGCGGGATGGCACGGCAGCACAAGGCGGATTACTTTAGATGGGACTGTGATGGGCTTGGCGCAACTTTACGCGATAACGTCGAGCGCGCATTCAAGGGTACCAAAGTTGAGCAGCTAATGTTCAAAGGCTCAAACTCTCCAGAAAATCCAGACCAATACTTTGGAGAATCGGCAGAGTATTACTCAAACATCAAGGGCAAGGTTAAAAACAAAGACGCATTCCGAAACAAGCGCGCCCAAGGCTATATCAACCTAGCAGAGCGAATGCGTAAAACGTGGGAAGCGGTAGAGCAGAAGAAATACACTAACCCTGACGAGCTGATTTCGTTTAGCTCAAAAATAACAATGCTGCAAAAGCTCAAAGCAGAGCTGTGCCGGTTACCGAAAAGGCCCACAAACAATACCGGTCACATTGAACTTTACACAAAACAAGAAATGCGCAAAGGGATATCAATGCCAAACGGCGATCGAATAGTGGTGCCTTCGCCTAACATCGCTGATAGTGTTATGATGGGCACATTCAATACGGCTCCATTGTTAATAGATTGGGGCGATTTAAACATCCCGACGGAGCATATAGCGTGAAAGAAAACAGCTTGGAATATCAGGCATACAAGCAGCTCTTGGCGTCCGCCACAGAGTATGTTGATCGGCTCAATGTCGAGAACGAGCTAAATATCGACTACTACTTGCGCAACCCAATGGGCAATGAACTGCCGAACGAGTCAGCGGCTGTTAGTTCTGATTGTTTCGATGTAGTGGAAAGTGATATGCCTGGCATCGTGCGAGCGATTCTTGGCGGCGCAAACATTATGGAATTCACGGCCGATAATCCAGACGACGAAGGGAAAATCCTTGAGGCTCAGCAGAAAACAAAGCTGATTAATAAGCTGGTTTTAGGCCAAGAGTGCAGCTACAAATTGATGTACGATTGGCTAAAGGCAGCAGAAATATACAATTTTGCAGCGGTTACGTATTACGCTGAGGAATCGGAAGAGCGCGAAATATTGCGCTATGAGGGAATCACTAAAATTGAGCTTAATGCAATCGTCAGCAATTTTGAGGAGTCAGACAAGATTTCTCGAGTTGAAGTCACTGGCGACACGGATGATCAAGACCGGTTCGACATTGATGTGCATGTGTTCCGCGAGACTACAAAATACAAGATCGAATACATTCACCCAGACGATTTTTTAATCACTCGCGGCGGCCCTACGATTGACGACTGCGAGTTTGTTGGGCATAGGTCGCGAGTGACCAAAGGATACTTAATATCTATTGGTATAAGCAAAAAGCTTGTTGAGACACTAACGCTAAGCAATGGCTTTGCTTATTCTCAGGATTCAGCTGGAAGTAATCGCAGTATTCAGGATAAGCAATTGGGCGCGATCAACGGCGACGACCAGCACGACCAAACCCCGCTTTGGTACATGGATGAGGTCGAGCTAGTAACCGCGTGTGTGAAATTCTGCACGTCATCTGGGCACCTTGAGCGCCGCCGAATAATGTCGGTAGGCGAAACAATAATAGATGATGAGCCGTTTGACCATGTTAATTACGCGGTTTTATCTGGGTACCCAATGCCAGGACAAGTTATCGGGCAAAGTCGCATTAGCGTAACACGAGAAACTCAACGCCAAAAATCGCTAATGTTGCGAGGTATGTTTAACAACATTGCCTCAGTCAACAAGCCTATGACCGCCATCAATATTAATCGCGAGCTTGGCAGCGTTAATATGGACGACATAGTTAACCGTCGCGTAAATGGGATTGTGCGCGTTAACGGGCAGCCGCAAGCGTCAATAATGCCGCTAGTGACGCCTAGCATAGCAGCAGAAACACTGCAGATTATTGAGTACATGGATTTCACAAGAGCGCAGACGACTGGTGCACTCATGGCGTCGCAAGGCCTTAATCGTGATGATATTTATAATGAGACGGCTGCGCGCTTTAATGGTGTCAGTAGTGAGGGCGCAGCAAAACTTGAATTGGTTGTGCGCAACTACGTCGAGACAGGCATTAGGAAATTGTACCTAGGCATGGAGTGGCTAGTGCGACATCATCAAGACTCCCTGCTAGAAGAGACAATTCTAGGCGAACAAATCGCATACAACCCGAGTGATTGGCGCTACGCGTCGCGGATTAGCTCAAACATTGGTCTTGGCTCGGGTGATACTCAAGAGCTTATAAGCAATCTTGGCGTGATATTGCAAACACAAAAAGAACTGAAAAGCGCAGGTTCTACTATTGTTGATGATGCGAAAATCTACAACACGCTAACAAAGATACTGGCGTCTATGAACGTGCACAATAACGCCGAGTATTTCAATAATCCAGAGATACCGGCGGCAACCGCGCAGGCCCAAGTGGAGCAATTAACGGCGCTGGTTGCGCAGCTTCAGCAGCAGGTACAAACAAACCCACTAGCCGAAGCAGAAACGATAAAGGCGCAAGCCAGGCTGGCCGAGGCGAACAATAAAGACACGATTGCAGTTGCAAAGCTTCGAGAAGAGGAGCGTCAGTTCAATATGACGTTTACAACTGAGAATAAGCAATTCCGCGATAACTACATTAAAGACTTGACAGAGCTTCAACTAAAATACGGCGTTAACGTACCAGGGGATCTTATTGATGGATAGAAACCAACTAGCAAATGACATTGCAGTAGGGGAGGAGGCGGAGCGCCTGCTCAATAACCCGATAATCAAGCAGTACTTTATGTACCGCCGCGCTCAACTGTTCGAGAATTTTCGAAATACACCGGCCCACGGCGGCGACTACGAGCGAAAAGAAATACACAGAACTCTAAAAGAGGTTGACATTTTTGAACAACATTTGCTACAAGCCATACAAACAGGTAAAATGTCCGAGGAAGCTATCAGGAGCGCCAACTTGATAGCTAAAACAAACAACTTACATAAGCGATAAGCAACATGACATTAGATGAAAACTTGTTTTTCTCTGAAGATTCCGAAGGAGCACCCGAAGAGACTAGCGAAACAGAAAATGTCAAAAATATCGAAGAACCCGAAGGCGAGGAGCTGGAGGGCACCGAGGAAGGTGACGAAGAGCTTGGCGATGACGAAGAGGAACTAGATGTTGTTGAAATAGACGGCAAAGAAGTCACCCTTGACGAAATCAAGAAGGCTCTAAAGTCTCAATTCCGCGAGCAGGATTACACCAAAAAAACTACCGCCCTCGCTGAACAGCGCAAGGCGTACGAAGCTAAAGATTCTAAGCTAAATGAGGCACTTAACGTGCTTGAGGCAGCCGAGAATGACTTGAAAAAGTTAGCTATTGGGGATCTTGATGATATTGATCTAGACCAACTCAAGAAAGACGACTACAGCGAGTACCTGCGCGTCAAAGAAGAGCGCAACGAGCGAGCTGCAAAAGTGGATGCGATTAAAGCTAAGGCCGCAGAAACGCGAAGCGAATACTTAGCCGAACAGCAAGCGCAATTAGTTGAATTACTGGGCTGGAGCGATCAAGAAAAGAAAGCTGGCGATATAAAGCTCTATCAGGCTTTTGCAAAAGATAGCGGCTTCACTGAAAGTGATTCACGCAATCTAACATCTGCAAAAGTCATGGCGGCAATTATTGAGTTAGCACGATTGAAGCAGGCACCAAAAAGCGCTGAGGCGAAGCGAAAAAAGGTGAAAGTTTTCAAATCATCAAAATCAACCGCCAAGACCACACAGAGTCGAGGCGAATCATTAGAAGACTTATTCTTTAGCTAGAGGGTTAAAATATGGCCATTTTAGGCGGAAGTTATTTAACACTTGTTGATCGCGCAAATCGATTGACAGGTGATAACAAAAAACGCGCGATGCAAATTGCAGAATTGCTCGCAGAAACAAATGATATTCTTGGCGATATGCCTTATGTCGACGCAAACAAAGGCACAACTCACGAGATCGGTATGCGTGTTGGACTGAACCCTACTTACTGGGCTCAAATGAACAAGGGCACGCCTGCTGGAAAGTCTGCAACCGTGACCCAAAAGGAAGGCACTGCGATCCTTGAAACCCTTGGATTGACAGACACCCGCATGCCAAACGGCAAAGAGCTTCGCGGAACCGAAATGATGTCGGCTATGTCAGCGCTGTCTAACGACTTTTCAACAGAGTTGTTTTACGGCACAGCAGCTGATCCTGAAGGTTTGGTGGGCTTAGCGACTCGCTACGGCTCAACATCGGCAGGAAATGGTCAGAACATCCTGAAAGCTGGCGGCGTTGGCGCAGATAATACCTCAATATGGCTCATTGGCTTGGGTCGCCGTGCAATTTATGGCGTTTTGCCGGAGGGTTACGGATCAGGTGTTCGTCATCAAGATCAGGGCGTTCACCCGATCAATGACGCCGATGGCAACAGCTATATGGCCCACCGTGATCTGTACGACATGGCTGGCGGCATTGCTGTTGAGGACTGGCGCTATGCTGTCCGAATCTGTAATATTGACGTATCGGCAAGCCTGGCCGATCCAGCAAACGCCGGCGTTATTAATTTAATGATTCGCGCAATGCGTCGAGTGCCATCATTGAAGGCGGCCGGAATCAATTTTCGTTTCTATATGAATCGCGACGGCGGCCAGATTCTCGACCTTGAGGGCGTTGAAAAATCAAACGCTTACTTTACCTCGCGTGAAGTTGAGGGCGTTGTGCGCACCGAATTCCGTGGCATTCCATTGCGTTTGTGCGATGGTATTTTATCAACCGAAGCATTAGTAGTTTAAGGGGACGACTTATGATTACTGATTATCAAGCAACGCTATCAAACGCTCAGGCGTTTACCGCAACTGCAGCAACCACTAATAGCTACAATACCGGTTCAGTTTACGACTCAAACCGTGGCGAGCCGTTCGGGATTCTGTACACTGTTGACGTGGCGGCAGATACGGCATCAGGCAACGAGACGTACGCATTCAGCATCGAAACCGATAACGATTCGGCGTTTGGTAGCGCTACAGCGCTGACCAGCCTGACCGTTGCCGGCTCTGCTCTTACCGTTGGCGCTAAAGTGTGGGTTCCCGCCCCGCTTGGCATTGAGCAGTATGTTCGTGGCAGGCTAACCCTTGGCGGTACCACTCCGTCTGTCACTGTTACTGCTGAATGGAAACCCGCCTGCGACGTATCAACAGAAACCAGCAATCTGCCGATAGGCTATTCAATTACCTAATAGAGGTTTTAAATGTTATTTAAAGCTATTGATAAAGGCTACATTTTTGACAAGCTGCGCAAAGAAGGTGACAAGTTCGAGATTTCCGATGATTGGCTTGCCGACTACAAAAAAGAGCATGGCAAAGATTTCGAGTGCTCTTGGCTGGAGCCTTTGGAGGAACACCCAAAACCTGCAAAAGCAAAATCTAGCAAAACGGCAAAACCCGTAGAGCTAGACGTTTCTGCTGAGTTTGGGGCAGATCTCTAAAAGTAGTGATACAATAAGGGGGTGAAAGCCCCCTTTTTTATAGGTGCAAAATGCCCTTAGATAACTACGCAAATTTGCAACAACAGGTTGTAAAGTGGTCTCATCGCGACGACATACAGGAGCACGCAGCGGACTGCATTGCCCTTGCTGAGTCTCACATGTACCGAGGCACGGCCGGACTTCGCGTGCCCGAAATGCAGACTGAACTGCAATCTATGTTTAGCGTCAAGTCGATAGCGTTTCCAGCTGGGCTTATTGAGTTTAGGAATGTTTCAGTTGAGATTGATGGCGTTTTTTATCGACTAAAGAAAATCCCCCTAGCTCAAATCCCAGACGATGGGGAGGCGGGCACACCAGCAGCTTATGCGCTAACTAGCTCAATAATTCTAGATATTGAGCCAGACAAGCAGTACAACTTTAAATTTGAATACTACGCACTGCCAACGCCGCTATCTGACGCAACCCCTGTTAACGATATTTTAACTAATTACCCTAATGTGTATTTTTATGGCGCGATGGCCGCCGCATTTCAGTACGCGGGGGAAATTGAACAAGTCACGTACTGGGGGAACTTGTTTCAATCTGCAATCCTCAAGGCTAATGAGGATGCGGACATGCTAGGCTATGGCACGCTGCCAGCTCAGCATATAGTGGGGTGCATTCCGTAATGGCCAGAACCTCACGTTATACAGCTGTTCAGCTGCGAACGAATGGCGCTTCATACAGCAGCAGAGTCATTCCGCTTTCGTCTCAGCGCAGCATAAATTTATATCCAGAAAATACGCCGACAGGCATGAGCGAGAGCGTCATGCATTCATGGCCCGGGATTGAAGTTTTAACATCAAGTCTTGCCGGTTCGCTTGAGTATTTCAGGGGCTCTTATTTTTGGAAGGGCTTGGTGTACGCAGTGCTTGGGGATGAGCTTATCAGCATGGATTCATCCTACAGCACAACCGTGATAGGCGCTATTAGTGTTTCAGGTGATGCTAGAGCAGTATTCACAGATAACGGCGAGCTAATGCTGTGTTGTGTTGGCTCGACCCCATTCATCTATGACGGCACGACGATAACAGAGCTGGCAGCGGTAACATTTAACCCTACATGCTGCGATTTTTTGAACGAGCGCTTCCTGCTAAACGGCGACGATCAAGCTATAAGCGTTGGCGACGTGCTGGCCGCAAGCTTTGATTCGGCTAACGTGTTCTATGCTCGCTCGTCGCCAGATACGACCGTGACCATGTATGTATTTAATCAGGTGGTGTATGTATTTGGAGAAAACAGTATAGAGCCGTGGCAGGATGTCGGTGCTGGAGCGCCGCCACTTGCGCGAATGAATGGCGGGATCATTGAAAACGTAGGCATAAAAAGCCCTTACACTGTCGCAAATACCGATAAATTTATGTACTTCATCGGCAGTGATGGGCATGGGTATAGGGTCTCATCATTCACGGCCGAAGAAATTACCAACCCAGTAATCGCGTCGCATTTTAAATCGCTGGATTTAACCAAAGTTGTAGCTAATCGCGTAAATCTTAATGGGCACAAATTTATTATTTTTAATTTTCGCGGCGAATCTGAGGTGTGGGTTTATTCCGAAAATTCAGAAGCATGGCTTGAGCTGGCGGACATTGATGACGGGGCGTGGTTTGTCGATTCGTTCGTCGAAGCCTTTGGCGAGATTATCGGCTTTGACACCCGCGGCGCGCTAATCTGGAAGCTAACCCCTGATCAGTTTTTTAACAGCGGTAGAGGCATTCTAAAAGAGCGCACAATTTCTGTTTTATCGGGCGATGATTTTGGAAAGCCTCAGCAGCTAATGGAAATGTCAAAATTAGTCTTATCTGTTGAGACGGGAGTTGCAACAACTATAGTTTCAACGCCCAACCCTAAAATATCTGTCATACCGTCATTTGACGGCGGGTATACGTGGGGCAAGGAGTACATTTTAGAGCTGGGCGCTCGTGGCGATTACACACTCCCTGTAGAGCTTCATTTAATGAAGCAGTTCAGGCGAGCAGTGTTTAAGCTAAGATCAACTGATTTTATAAGCAGCTTTACAATATTTTCAGCGTGTATCTATTTGCGAGAGGCTGGCCACTAATGGCAAACTCAAATATTCAGGCTTTAACGCTGGCAAGATCAAGGCCCAGCGCATTCAAGGGGGGCGAGGTTGACCGCTATTTGTCGCTGCTTGAGAATATTTTGCAGCAATTTCAGAGTCAAACAGGGACCAGCCAGACGCAAGTGAAGGGCATTCCGGACGTTTACGGGGTGATGTCGCCAGCAATTTCAATACTGAACGGCGACGATCACGCGGAGGTGTTAGCATCTGGAGCGCACACAACCTCTGGCAATGAGTTTGTGAGATGCACAGCAGCAACGGTTGTTACGTTAAACGCAACCCCAGACGATAACGAGAGCGTCTTTATTCAGGTTTACGGAGGCCATTTTATTGTCGAAATTGCTGGTAATATAAATGGATCAAGCAGCTCGTTCATTTATGCAAATGGCGATTGTGTTAATATCGTGTATCTAGTTGAATTTAATCAGTGGGTAATTCAATGACATACATCTCAAACCCGAGCAATGGCATAGCGTCGATAGGCAACACAAGCACTGCTCCGCTTGGCGCCAGCGCCACATTTACCGGCGCCGCAGAACTAAACCCAATAGCAGATGTTATGTTGTCGTGTTTTTCAGATACGGACGGTACGCTGTTTTTTGATTTTTCCGTGGATGGTACAAATTGGCGAACGTTCCCGACTTCTGGTTATGAAGTAAAGGCAAGCATTCACGAGTTCCACACAGCAGTAAAAGGCCCAAGATATTTTAGGACGCGCTTTGTAAACTCAGCAACGCCGCAGACTACATTTCAACTATTCACATATTACGGGGTGTTTAGACAGCCGACGGCGCCACTAAATCAACCTATATCACTGGACAGCGACGCAGTAGTCGTTAGGCAAACCCTAACATGGCTAGATATGGCGCGCGGCCTTATTACGGGATTTAGTGAAATAAAGAAATTTGGGCGAAACCCAGTCGTTGGGACTACTTATGTGCCTTTGTCTATTGGTGGGATATACAGAACGCCTCAGTCATCTGCGGCCACGGCATTGAGAATAAAAGCGGGAGGAAATGCAAACGACACAGCGGCAGGAAGCGGGGCCAGATCTGTTTTAATAGAAGGTCTCGATGCGTCGTTTAATCTGTTGAGTGAGAGTGTTGCAACTGCCGGGGCGTCAGCATCAGCGGCAACTGCAGGATTATTTGCGCGAGTTTTTCGCGTAAGCGTCGATGGCAGCGGTACGTATGCGACCAGTTCGGCAGGTTCTCACGCGGGATCCATAACAATAGAAAACGCTAGCGGCGGAACTGATTGGGCGACAATAGACGCCACAGCATTTCCAAAAGGGCGGTCTGAGATTGCGGCATACACAGTTCCAGCCGGTTCGACTGGCTATGTAAAATTAAGAAATTTAAGCGTGGACAGCGGCAAAACGATTGATTTGGTTTTTTTCTCTCGTGCTAACGCAGACCAGACGGCGGCACCATATTCTCCAATGGAGGCGCAAAGCGTAGTGACCGGCGTGGCCGGTGGCAGCATTGAGGTTTTTGGTGGGATTGATGTGCCATTTGGCCCCTACGTCGGGCCAACAGATATAGGCTTTATGGCCAAAGTTTCTGCTGGGACGGCTAGCGTTTCGGCTGAATTCGATATTTTCATTCTGAATGAGGTCTAGCTGTGAGCATCTACAGAATAGGGTCGGGCTCTGTTAGCGGGACAACACTCGCAACATGCGTTAGCGTCGGCACTGGAACCACTGCAACGATTGCAAACATGGTGCTAACTAACGCGGGCGCAACTGTCACGGCTGTCAGTGTGTACGCTTATACTGGCGCAATACAACGACTACTTACTGTAGTAAAATTGCCTGCAGGGGTCGGCAAATCGAAAATAGTTTTCGAAGCCATTGGCGGCTTGAGCGCTGGCGACTCATTGAGGGTGCAGGGGGATGGTGCCAGCACATTCAATTATCACATTTTCGGTAATACGGTGCCCGCATGATTACAATAATCAAAGACGCTTTAAGCTCAAGAGCATTACGAGCGGCATTTGCGCAGGTCGCATGCGGCCCATTTACGGACGAGGAGAACGAGCTTGACGGGACTATTTACCCCTTAATCTGCCGTCGCGTACCAGATATTATTAGCGCTGAAATAGACGAGGTTTGCTTTAATCATCTCGGTCGAAACGCGATGAATGTTACCGAGTTTTTTAGATCGTCGCCTGCCGGCGTTTACTGCCCAAACCCCATTCATCATGACGGAGTAATGGGGGAATATTCGCTAATGCTGTATTTGACCAATATCGGCGGCACAGCTTTTGTCGCTCATTCTGCCACAGGCATTAGCTTTGCGCCTTCAGCAAAAGAGGCGATCGACATTATCGCGGCCGACTCGAAAGATGTTGACGCTTGGAGGGTTACAGGATTTGCAAAGGCTAACGTTAACACCGTAGCGATATTCCCCTCGCAAATGATGCACGCAGCCCATCCCATCGGCGGCGGCGGCGAAGGCGTCACTGCGAGGGTTGTTTACACGAGGTTTTTTTCATGATCAGGCCAGCCGAAGACAAAGACATTTTTGATGTATTAGCAATGTGCAAGGCGTTTTGGTGCTCAACTCAAGATTTAGCGTATGATCACGATCACACAGTTAAAAAGCTCGCGCACCTCCATGAAAACCACATGATTTTAGTTGCGGAGAGAGGCGGGGTGATTGTCGGGTTTATGATCATTGCGGCTGCCGACAACTTATGCAGCCCAGAGCTAACGGCATGCGAGCTGGCTTGGTATGTTTCGCCAAGCGCAAGGGGCGGTAGTTGCGGAATAAGGCTACTGAAAGCTGGCGAAGATTACGCAAAGCTAATGGGCTGCAAAAGAATGTCAATGGTTTTTATGGAGTCATCAATGCCGCAAACAGTTAAAAGTATTTATGATAAAATGGGGTACAAATTGATCGAGACTCGATACGAGAGGGCTTTATAAATGGCTGCAGTTACAAGCGCGGTTATAGCGGGGGCAGCTGTAGCTAACGCAGCGTATCAAGGGCACAAAGGCAGAAAAACAGCTAAGGAGGCCGCAAAAATGCAGGCGCAATCTGCTGCGGACGCCCAAGCTGGGATAAACTCACGCGAGGAGATTTTTAGGTCTGACCTAGCGCCATATCGCCAAGCTGGCGAGGCGGCCCTGCCTTTGCTTACGGAATTTAATACAAATCCGCAGGCGCAAATGGATTACCTGCAGGGAAACCCATTGTTTCAGGCGTCGCTAAACACAGCAGACAGGGCTACAGCGGCGCGCCTCGCGTCACAAGGGCGAATTGGTACAGGCGACCAATCCGCACAACTGCAGGAAAACTATTTACTGGCAGCATCGCCTCTGCTTGCTCAGCGCGAGCAACAGCTACTCAATCTTGCAAACATTGGTCAGTCATCAGCTGCTCAGGTTGGAGCCAATAGTCAGCGGGCAGGTGAGGCAATTGGCGAATACGGCACACAAGCTGCAAATGCACGAGCCGCAGGATTGATTGGTGCGCAACAAGCAACAGCAAACCAAAACGCACAAATAATACAAGCTCTTCCGGCCATTTTTGGAGCATTTGGCGGTGGCGACAGTACCGCCGCTGGAGGTCAGCAGGTAGGCATGGTTAGCCAGCAATCAAATCAGAGGTATGCATAATGCCAATTGATCCAAATATTCCATTAATGGCAGCCCGCACGCCAGACATTAACGTGCCGCGCATACTGCAGGAAACTACCGCTGCTTACGATGCCATGCGGGCCTCGCCACTCATAAATCAGCAGAACCAGCTCAGGGTTCAGCAGCAACAGCAACAGATCGAGCAACAACGGCAAGCGCAAGAACAGCAGCAGTCAATGCGCAAAGCTGGGGTACTACTAAATTATGCGCAAAAACTTAAATCTGTACCGCTTGCGCAGCGTAGAACATACTTAAATACTATTGATCGCGACGTGCTTGATGACTTAGGTATTGGCGCTGATTCATTTGATAAATTGCAATTAGATGATCAAAGTCTTGATGCTGGAATCGCGCAATTCTCGTCTATCGTTAACGCCGGACAAGAGCAGTGGCAGGTATCGACGCGCTCTGAGTCGTTAGCGGGCGGGCGCATTACCGCGCAATACGGCAATGATGGCAGCGTTAAGTATTTTGAGTACGGCCAAGAAATCCCGCAAGATCAAGTTGGCGGTAAGTTGCGTGCAGCAGAATCAGAGTTTGCCGGGGCGCAGCGAGAGCTTTACGGTCAGCGTCGGCGCGGCGGGCTTGATGAGGAGCTTGACATTAAGCCGCAAATTGAGGCCGAGACAACGCGAGCAAAAAAAGAGCAACAGGGAGCGCAAAGCTTTATTGCTGAAGCCGTACCAAAGATTGGCAAAATACGATCGATGATTTCAACTTACGACGAAGCCATCAAGGCTATTGATGAGGGCGCCAACACGGGTAAAATTCAATCGTATCTGCCATCAATCACCGAGGCCTCAAAATCGCTTGATAACGTTCGCGGGCGTCTCGGCTTGGATGTTGTTAGCATGACAACATTTGGCGCACTGTCAGAGGGTGAGTTGCGCATGGCGCTATCGACGGCGCTGCCGGACACAAAAGAGCCGGCGGCATTAAAGCAATGGGTAATAGACAGGAAGAATGCGCAAGCCAAAGCAGCAGAAGCGCTTGAAAATGCGGTTGCATATCTTAACGATGGCAACTCTTTAGCCGATTTAGTGGCCGAAGGAAAGCGACGAAAGGCGGCAGAGAGTACAGCTACCCCAGATGAGTTTGAAGGTTTTGAGGTGATAGAATAGTGGCCACAAAAGAGTACTCAATTAAGGCGCCAGACGGGTCGGTAATAAAATTCAGGGCGCCAGATGACGCGCCAAAAGCCAAAATACTTGCGTTTGCAAAACAGCAGTACGAGGCACGAAAGCAGGCGCCGATAAAGGCCGATACCAGTGCTGAGCAAGAGCTGCCGCAGTCGTCTGATTTTGATCAATCGAGATACGACAAGCTTTTAGCGATAAACCCACAAATGGCCCAAGCGTACGCTGCGCAGCAATCACAAAGCGTTAATGCAAAGCAATCGGAAATTGACAGAGAGGCAAAGCTTGCTGAGCTAGAAAAAACAAGCCCGTTTCAAGCAAAGGCGCTTAGAGAAATGGGCCCGCTGGAGGCCACAGCTATAAGCCTTGGTGCTGGCTTAACTGATATTTACGCAGCATTACCATTTACCGAAAACAAGACGGACGAGACGCGGCAAATTGAATCACAATTGTCGCTTGAAAATCCAAAAAGTGCATCTATTGGTAGAGCTGTTGGCCAGACTCTTCCATTTCTACCGGCTTCTATTGCTGCTAGCGCGCCAGCATCAGTATTTGGCCGTATTGCCGGACAATCTGCTGTTGGCGCGGCACAGGGTGGTTTAATTGCAAAAGGTACAGGTGGGAACGAAGCCGAGGTGCTTAAGAGCGCGATTGCTGGCGGCCTTATTGGCGGTGGCTTTGAGGCTCTTATTCCTGTCGTGCGTCGCGCTGGCGGCGCGCTTGCTGCTAGGCTAGGTGATACATCAGCTGGGGCGCTGCTTGATGATCTTGGGCGGCCGACAGCTAGATTTAATCGACTGCTTCAGCAAAATAACACCACGTTTGCCGACTTCGTAGCGTCTGCCGCAGACGATTCCGGCGCTGACGTAGCAAAAGTTTTTGCCAACGCAGCCGAAACAAATCAGGCTGCAGACATCGCGGAGAGTGTTGCAGTGGCAGCCCCAAGCGCCAGACGTGCGCAGGCTGCGAGAGAGCTGGGCCTTGATGCGGATGCCGTGCCTCTTGGCGTTATGTCTGAGGACAAGGCCGCTCAGGAGCTTTCGGGCGCGCTTGCCGCAAGGCCAGGATCCGCAGCTTCGACCGTATTTTACTCGTTCACAGAAGAGTTGTCGCAAAAGGCTGACGACTTGATTAGCGGCATGGGAGGTTCAATTGATCGCGGCGCCATGTCTTCCGAGGTGATCGAAGGAATGAAGGATACAATTAAAAAGATCAAAAGGGAGGAGGATTTGTTTTATGGGCAAATCCACCAAAAGATTGGTGCCGATCTGATAGTAAACGCCAAACCATTAAAAAACCTGCTTTCGTCAAGGGCTCGCACCAGGCGAGGAATAGAGAACCTATCAAAACCCGAGCGCGACATATTTAATTTGGTTAAAGATGGAAAAATGAGCTATGCAAACCTAGATGACGCGATTGCGGATATAGGTGCAGCAATTGGACGGGAGACTGAGGCGTACAGTAATACTAGAGTTTCGATATTAAATGACCTGTACGGAAAGCTGAGCGATCTTAGAATTGGCGTAGCGGGGCAGTTTGGACTAAAGGATCAGCTACTAGAGGCTAAAAAAATTGGTGCTAAGCGTTTCGCCCTACAGGACGCAACAAAAACATTGGCGGGTGACAATTTGACGGGCAGCATATTCCCACAAATTGATGGCGCGATAGCAAAACTTTCCGCAGGCGAGGCTAACGACTTTCGCGCAAAAATGGAGTTAATACCGCCAGAATACCGGCAGAAAGTTCTGGCCACATCACTGAATCGAGCGCTGACAGGCGGTCGAGACTCATCGCGACAGCTTGATGCGACACAATACGCAAAATGGTATAGAAACCTAATCCGAGCGCCGATCGGAAGGGAGAGCGCTGCATATAAAACTCTTAAGCAGTTTGCCCCCCCAGAAGCGGTAAGGCGGCTCGAAAATATTTACGAGCTAGCTCAGGGAGTGTCCAACGTTAAGGCTAATAGAATAAGAACCGGAATCCAGCTAGATACATACAAAAGGCTTGATCAAACAGCGGACTTGGCCTCCAAGCTATATAGCATCGCCGACAAATACAAGGCTGTGCCTGGGGCAGGCTCATCCGCAACTTTCGCCGGAAATGTCGCTAAACTTTTCGCGAAGGAGCGCACTCCGGCAGTGGACGCCGTTGATCAAATGATTAACTCAAAAGCCTTCAAGGACGCGATAATCAATGCTGCAAGAAGCGGCACAGGGTCATCGAGCTATCGAGCAGCCGCAGCGAGACTGAAGTCGTCCGATCAATACAAGGTTTTTTTACGTCAGTTAGACAAAAATGACGTTACCGCAATTACCGCCAGTGGATTAGTCCCATGGCTAACTAAAGACGAGGAAGAAAAATAATGGCTAGGCGCTCAATCGCAGGATTACCACCCCAGTATTCAAAAAATGCAGGCGGAGCCTCGGCCAGCGGGTACTGGCTTAAACTTTATGACGTTGGCACCACTACTAACAAACTAATGTGGACGCTAGATATAGGAGGCTCAAGCTTAACCAAATGCAAGCTTAACACTCGCGGCGAGCCAATCTCCAATTCTGTTGATGATGATTCTGTATTTGTTCCGTATGTTGACGGTGGCTATAAGGCTGCACTATACGCAACAGCCGCCGACGCCGACGCCGACAACACCGCTAACGCCCTTTGGGCTTGCGACAACATCAGCAATTACGAGGGGGAAGGTTATCAGTCGATTGTTTCTGCAGAGTTCGCCACAGTAGCCACAATGAAATCAGCTACGCCACTCAACAATATAGGCCCTATTAATTGGGGCGACTACCTTGGCCGCAAAATCTCTACTGTAGTGAGCAACACAACATCAAACGCTGGCGGTGCTGATTACGTTATAACTAATGTCAATCCTGGTAATTTATCGACGTTAGTTGGCGGTATTTGGGTGGGGGCAAACCATGATTTGGGCGGCGGGTATTATGCAGAGCTTAAATACTCTGATGCGGTTCCGTTCGTATGTCTTGGAGCTTTGCTTGGCGGCAATGATGACAGAGTGTCGTTTGAGGCTGCTAGACTATTCTCGAATTCAATAGGTTTGCCATTAGACTTTAGACGAGAATCCATTACATTTTCAGCGGGCGCCGATGTTTTGCTGCCCGCATACGGCATGAGAGGGTTTGGTGTATTTTCGGGCGCGACATGCAAGTGGTTCCGCCTTAAAAATATGTACACCCATGGTCATTTTGAGTTTAATTCAGGGCTAGCCATTGACTCCGTTTGGGAGTCGCAAATAGCAGGGACGATGATTGTCACAGGCGACCTTTTGCTGCAATCAACAGATGCGCTTTGGGGTACATTTTGGAATGACTTTATAGCAACATGGAGGGTTTCAGGGGAGATAATCATTGATGTTGATGGCGGTCAATCGGTAAATCAAAACAAACTTGGCAACACCAAGTGTGCTGGCCTTCGTGTTAGAGGCGTTAGCGGATCTGGTGCAAGAGAATGCCACGCGAACCGCTTTGCTATGCTGGATACCACTACGGCCAACATGACTGCGGCAGACGGCTCTACAGGCTGGCACATAATTAACGAATCAGTATTAAATCAATCAAACACGATTGAGCAGTGGTACTCAGAAGGAACCGGCAAGAGAAGCATCCGAGGCAACTGGAACGTAATAGGTTCAAACGTCGATGCTACATCAGCATTTAACGCACAGACGGAGCGCAACCATTATCTGTTTAGCAACTCTAACATCCAAAGAAACAACGGAGATTTCTTTGCTGGCAACCCAGCTAATTTAGCTGTTGGCGGAGAGTGGGACATTCTTGCGGAAGCAGGCGATAGGCCGAAATCTCTCAACCCACTGGGCACGACGGCTAGCGCAACGGCCCTTGGTGCGGCTGGGGTTCCCAGTAACATTTACAAAGAATACTGCAGGTCAACATCTAGCAGTTTTAGCGGGTTTCAGATCAATTTTAACCTGCCGCACCAACAAGCTGTAGTTTTCTCAATGTGGTATAAGGGTGACGATTTTGCTACAGCGGAGACAGACGGAGGAGATTTTAATACCCCTAGCATTTACTTTACGCATAGCAGCGGGTGGAAGTTACTAAGAATGGTTTTTTCTAACGTAACAAAGTGGGTTAAATTATACATGAACGCGGCAGGAGCAACAGCGAAAACGACCTCTATAAATTCATTCTTTGCCTCTGCGACAAAAACGACATTTCTACCGCAAGCTAAATTTGAATCTAGGATATTTGGAACCGATACAAACAAGTCGAGCGGGGCGACGGTTGCAATAGCTATACCTGTCGATGATGTTGCTGGAAATTCTAATGGTGCTGGGGTCCTAACAGTGAGGGCTAGGGGTTATTCAGACGGCCCCACTGTCGGTATTGCGGGCATATGGAAGGGATTGGTGACTCGAAATGTTTACGCTGGGGTGCCGACAACAACAGTTGTTACAGTTTTAGGGTCGGCGACTCAGGGAATAAACTCCGCTGGTGTTCCAACTATGGTAGCTGTAGGTACGACGACAGGTGTTAACTTTACAACCACGCTCGCTGGTGCTGATAATTACGATTTGCGATGGGTGTACGAGCCACTACAGTTCGATTGATTTTAATTGTCATGTATAAGAGAGGCAGGGACTGGTATTACACTTGTTGGGTTATTACTGACAGGTAAAACCCTAGGAGCAGTGGAGCCTGAGGTTTTACATATTGCGCATGACTGTAGCGGGCTCTAGCAATGGATATATCAATATGACAAAAACCGACTTTATAACAAACCTACTGGCCGCCGAGGGCGGCTATGTTAACGATCCGCGCGACGCTGGCGGCGAGACGAACTACGGCATAACTGTTGCTGTGGCGCGCGAGAACGGCTAC